GCTCATTCGGACTTTTTGTCCTAGTGGCCGTATCCTTCGGGGGGAGTCATTACCCATTGGGGGTGGTCAAACGTTCCACGAACCATTCCCCATAGCGCGCGCGCACTCGCCGCACGTACTCTATGCACTTAATCTTTAAGCAGGCTCCGTGAGTGTGTCTTTTGGATACTAGAACAAACAGTCCCATTCGCCCTGTAGTGGAATTTGTCACACCACTTGAAGACCCCAAAAAGTCTGATCGGCGACACTGTTTTGCTTCCTGTTCGTCATAGCATAGTTCTGGAACTCTATCCAATTTCACGGCCACTCGAATCCTTCGACTTCACATTTGAGTACTCATGTCCCTGCTTCGAGATTTTCCGCATGCCTTTTCTGAAGCCTTCCTGCCTGCCGGAGCTCCAGCTATCCAGCTAGTTGCAGACCCGGTAATTGTAGGACACCCCTTTTTAGCCCAACATATATCCAGCTCAATCCCAGGTTTCCCCTGTGGGTTGAGCGCGGTATATCAAGCCCATTGGATCAACACTGGGAGATTGTTGACGGAACCCATCCCCGATCCAACACCCATTGCTTTCCTGGTCCAATTGTTTACCCAGTATATTGCAAAATTTCCAATATATTTGTTCGTGAACAATCCTCTTGCTCCTGCTAACTCAACTCTTGTAAATATATTGGGTCCGCAGCGTCAAGATGGTTGGAAAATTTTATTTATACCGGCCATGCCTGGGCTACCTATTCCTCACGTTGCACTTGTGCGTATGCCTTTCGTTCGGGTCCATCCTGAGTTAGCGATACCTTTGGTATTGTTTTCTTCAATGCCTATTTGTCACCCCAATATCTATTGGCATGCCACTGTAACTTCTCCCCTATATTATAGTAGAAAGGCTTTAGGATTAGCGTGTTTATGTACAGATATATGTAACCATCAACCACCTAATTTCGTCAATGCACTGGTTGTCGGCTTTGAGCATGAAAATATTACGCCTAAAGCTACTATCCAGGCACATCTGACAGTCGATCATTATACCTTACCCTACTCTATGACTAAGGATAGGGGTTTGCGTTATACATTTGTTGATGGTACTTATGTCGAGATCCCAAAATGTCTATTTGTTAGACATGATGAAGATTTTATTACTGTACCTGGATCCACCTTAAACCTTGATTTTCGTATTGTTTATTTTCCTATTACTGGCCGTAAAGTCTTTTACCCTTTGGTTATTTTAGCTGGAGTCTTGTTTGCATTATATGGAGTTGCTCCAATATTCAGTGTTGAATTTCGGGTCTTGGTTATCGTTCTCACTATATTCTTTTTAAGATTTGCGGTAACCTCTAGGGTGATCAGATCCGTCGACCCTCCACCATTTGTCGAAAATTGGCTTCCTCCATCTTTGCAGTCAATGCCATTTGCTAATGACTTGGCTAACAAGCTCTCCACACATAATCGATCCAGGGCTGTTGTTTTGTCTGCACTGAGGCGGGCTCTCATGTCCACTAGACATGAGTATTTGTTACAACCTTCTGAAGTAGATGCCTGGCTCGAGCATGTTTGCGAAGAGCCAGCACAAGTTAGATGTCCCGCCATACCTCTCGGATGTTGCAACCTGTGTTTTCAAAAACACAATTTGAAACATTGTCTATGTGTTGAGTGTCGTCGCCGTCCCAAGCTTTTGTGCATGTCTTTGACGAGTACAATGGTTGTTGGAATGTTACCACTTTGGACTGTCGACCCCATGATACCATATGACTTACCATTTAGAGCAGGTGTTCAGGCCACATATAGGGGAGTTCCAATACGGAATACCACAGATGCAATGAACATTTATATCCTTGGTCAGCCTCCTTTGAAGGTTTGGGGCCGCTTGGCTGGTCCTATGTACCTTGGTTATATTGTTAATTGCTTTCCACGTGGTATCGAAACGACCATTGTTGCGTTTGCTGTTCGCCTTGGTATTCCGGCAGCAAATCAACCTAATCAGGCACTGTGGATCCACTTTGATTATATTCGCGACTTCATTTTCGGTGGCCTTTCTTCTAGCTGGCCTTTTAATATTGATGATGTCGACTATGAATTTCTTGAACCTTGGGAACCACAAGACGTAATCGATCATATAAAGGACAGCCAGAAGAAAACAAAAATGATCAAGGCTTATACTGAAATAGACGATGGGTGCCGTATTGAGAGGAGTAAGATGTCAGAATTCGGTGCTTTTGCTAAACTTGAGAAGCATGTTTGTACTGAATTCGACCCAGTCGAAGGGGTTCACATCCGCAAAACTAAGATGGCACCCAGACTTATAAACTCACCTCACCCTCATGTCAATGCCGTGCTTGCTTGCTTTACTTTGCCTTTGATGAAATGGCTCAAGCGCACTTGCTGCCATGACAGTAGATTGTTTTATGCCGGCTGCTCAAAGCCCCATGAAATCAACCACTTCTTTAACAATGCTGTTGCATCCAATAGATTCATTTTGGAAGATGATGTTTCCATGATGGATGGTTCCCAGCATGAATGGTCCCAGCGATGGCAATGGCGACTCATACGTATTTTATTCGATGAGTCTGATTTTGACACTATTTTGATGCCAACTATGTATCGTATTGTAAAGGTCATGATAAAGCAATCTGGTTTCATGGCCTTTATTGACTGGATTAATGCTTCTGGTGTCCCCTTTACATCATTTTTGAATTCTACCACCACTATGGTTGTCAGGTTGTATGCAGTAGTCTGTGCTTATACTGGTTTCACTGACGTTCGTAGTGAAGGTTTCAGACATCATTTGGGGATAATACGACGCAACATATTCATGGCCGTTGCTGGAGACGATGGGCTATTGTTTTTGCCTCCTGACTATGGTGATGTACATACTTTTTCACCATTGTTCATGCAACGATATATCGCCGCCTGGGCTGATGCTGGCTTTGATGTGGGGCCAGCTAAAATTAAAACATTTACCCCCGCCAATTGGCGTTTATGCACCTTTTTGGCGATGCGCCCAGTGTGGTCCGGCTCTCAATATGAGCTTGGAGTCGAGATTAATCGACGTTTGAAAACTATGTTTTGGATTCTCGATAAATCCATTCATCCTTTTTCTTGGGGCAGAGGTGTTGCCACTGCCCTCTTAGCTTCCTCTCGTCATGTGCCAGTAGTTTCAGATATTTGCTTGTGGTATCTTGATCGTACTACTGGTGCTGTCGCTACTATACCCCAACCCCAAGATATCTCCTTCACTAACCCTTATAGTACTGTTTACAATTATAGCTGTGAAGGTGACAAGAATGAGAGAGGCGTTCGTGAATTCTTGGAAGATTATCATCTCACACAGGATGATTATCATAGTTTTATAACTTATTTGTGGAATCTGGACAATGTCTTGGTCAATTTGGACCATCCTGTTCTTCGGACTATCGCCACTTTCGCGTAGTTGTCTACCACCCACAGAAAATACGCATATTCATGTCGTACAATACTATTCAGTTTGTAAAGTCAAACCCTCTACAAGGGATGACTGCTCTCGAAAAGGCTATTGCTTTGCCACATGAATATCCAGCTCAACGTTTTCCATCCTTCCCTGCACTGGAGAGGACTGCTACTATGGCTTTCAATTTGCCCGTTACGCTGGGTTTTCCTTCTGGAGCTACTGAAATGAAAGGTCTACTTTGTAGGCAACCTGCTTGGCCCTTATGGGTCCAACAGACTCAATCTACACTTGCACAAATGGCTGTTTACCAGTCCACGGGTCCGTCTGGCGTTGCTGAAGCCATATTGTCAAATAACTCCCGTACCTCATTTTCTATCTATGAGCGTCCTGTTGATTTTTATAATACCTCTTCAACTGCTAGTATTCGACACCCTGGTATGCTTGGTATTACATCGCCAAATTGGACTTACCCTCTTCTAGGGGGGATGGATACTAGGGTCTATACCTATGTTCCTGCTAATACTTACTTGTCTTTGGTAGTTGGAATGCGTACTCATACTGTAAATACTGGAGCTGCTTTCAATGTTAGTGTTATTTATGAATATTGGCACAGCCCCACAGATGTATATCAAGTTAACACACCTGATTTTACTGTTGATCAAAATTTTCTTGCCGGTACATACACTGTCGGTATTGCCACTGCCAACGCTTGGATCCGTCCTTTGGAGGTCCGAGTCACCTCTGGTATTACCACTGATATATCTGAAGTTGGAGTTACTGTTTTATGGAGTACCGGTCTGCCCACTTTTACCCAGAGTGCTATTACATTTGGTAGTTTTACCTTTTCCGATCGCGCTGCTACTTTGTTTGTGCCTGTCGGACCAGTACCAGAATTCGATGTCACCGAGCGACCTTGGCAGGATACCCGTACTACAGCATCAGCTGTTTTACTTACCAATGTTACCAAGGTCTTGAATAAGGAAGGCACAGTCTTGGCCGGTCGTCTGCCAAATACCACTGAAGATATGTGGAATTTTACTAATGGTAGTCTGTCCCAATTACATCCAGCCGAGAAAGCTATGTTGGCACTCGAGACTGGCTTTTATACATATGCCCCACCTTCTACTGACATGGCCTCTTTTTGGGATCATGCCTTGTTTCGATCTGGCCCTGGAGCTTATGCACTTGAGAGTGCACCACTGTTTCGTCTCGATAATACCTCCTACGGTAATTGTTTTATTCTGACTGACAGTGATGCCACAACACCATCCACTTTTGCCGTCAATTTGGATTGGCACATTGAGTTTCGAAACAATTCTACACTGTTCCCAATTGGCATGTCATCAATAACACTGGAAGCTTTTCATCAAGCCATACTTCAACTTGTTAGTCATGGCTTTTTCTTTTCCAACGACAAACATAAAGGATTAATTGGTAAGATCGTTGCTGCTTCCAAGTTGGCCAACAAGTATGCTGTTCCTCTTTTGCCTGGACCCTATCAAACAGTCTTGCGTGGAGGAATGAAACTGGCCGACAAGATGATTAGTAGGCGCCCTAACACTACCCCAGCTACCACCAGTGCTAGTGGTAGTGGGATGATACCTAAGGCCCCTCCTAAACAAAATTCCAAAACTACCCCTGCACGTAAAACTGCAAAACAAAATAGACGTAAGTAATATATATATACCTATAAATTCCTTTCCTTCTGAATTGAGCCCAGCTGTCGGTATACTTTACCTTTTCCCTTTCCTCCTAGTTTCTGAAACGGTACTGAGGAAGCCTTGGCCGGCAGAAACAACTCAGAAAGTGAATTTTCATGTTTGTGAAGTGCAAACAGGCGATCCGACGCCATCAACATTCAGAATTGCCACTGTTTGTGTGGGCTGAGACCACCTACAGTTGGAGTCGGCAACAACCGATAGGATAGGTGATACCCCGATCACCTATCTGAATCCTCTAGGGGGGTGC